TGAAAAGGGGAAGGCCGCCACCAGGGCGACCTCGGTTGGGCAACGCGAAGCGCCCGTCAGATCCCGAGTTGGGTCCCGACGGGCGCTTCAGCGTCCGTCTGTTATGCGATGGCGGTCAGTCTTGACGCACCTTCTCGTTCCGCGATCCGCTGCATGTACGCGGCGAGCGCGATCGCGCGATCTGGAGTCTTCAGTAGCCCCTCTGCGGTGTTGCACTCGTGGCAGAGGTAGCCCCGAACGCACTGCTGACAGCCATTTGATGCGGGGCAGCATGCGTGGTCATGGTCGATCTTCAAAGCCTCGGTGGCGCCGCACGATGCGCACTCTGGCCGCGTTGACCCTTGAATGCGGAGGATGTGAGCGACAGTCGTGCCGTGCTCGTTGGCCGTCCTGCAGGGGCGGCACCGAGAAGCCCTGTAGGTCTTGTCCGGCCCGGTCCGAGTGAAGACGTCCTCATCCATCCACATCCGACAGTCCAGGCACCAGCGCCGCCCGGCGTTCGCTTCTTCGCAGATACGGCAGCATGCCCGCTTGGACCGACCTCCGCGGAAGAACCACGCATCGCGCTCGACGCTGCAGCTCGGGCAGAGAAGTTTGGGCTGCCCTTGACGTCGCGATTTCTTCTGCGTGAAGGCTTCACGACAGATGTTCCAGTACCCGGGTCGCGGGGCCTGGTACGCGACGAACTTCGAGACCTCGTGTGGCTCCCCGTGGAAGTCGCACCAGCTCTCACCCGGGTGCGCCTCTCTGCACGAGGCGCACGTTGAAGGCGCTTTCCCCTTGTTCGATCCGGGGTAGCGCATCTCCGTGATGGGCTTCTTTTCTCCGCACCATGAGCATGGATAGACCTTGCCCGGTGGGCGTGTACGGTTGGGCATGTTGGCTCCAGCTAGCCGACCAGAGCCCCGGACGTTGGCCCGTCGCGGGGCTCACCTAACTCCCTTATTCTATCGCCCATTTGCCTGGTCATAGGCTTCAATAGCCCGCCTGAACCGCCGCAATTGATCTCCGGAGTACGGGGCGGCTTCCTCCTGATAGATCTTCGCCCATTCTGCAGCATGGCGAGACAGCTCGAACTTCTGCCCGGCAAATACCGGAACGGTCATGCAGTGACAGCCATCATGGGCACGGAAGTCAACCGTGTCCCGCTTATAGACAGCCCCGCGTGCTGCGAGCAAGCGGCAGAAGGCGCAAGCGCCCAGTGCCGCCGACCGCGCCCACGCCGTCGCCTGCCGGTCCCGCTGCACCGCCTCCAGGACAGTGCCACGGCCCGTATCGGCTACCAGTTTCTGGGCGACCAGTTCGGCTTTCTTCTCCGCCTGCACCAGTCGCACCTCGAGCGGCTCACGCTGCGCTGGTGTGGCCTGCTCCAGATCGCGTTCCCACACGTCCTTCACAGCCCACCGCAGTGACGCCTCCGTCTTCTCCTCCGGCGGCGGATCCGCGACCGGCACCGCGAACGAACCCGGCACACCGGCATCGGCGCGCTGCCCGTCATAGAAGTCGGCGCCCAACGCGGCCGACGCCTGCGCGTACTGGTCGACCACGGCCTGCACCGCGGCGAACCAGTCCGGCATCGACCGGGCCAACCTCGACGGAATGATCAGGCGTCGAAGCCGACGCACATCCCGCACCAGCAGCCGCGACAACCCCAACTGGGCCGACCGCCACCGCTCCGGGCCACGCCCACCGTCAGAGACCGTCCCCGCCACCGGACACCTCCGCCACACTCGGCAGACCGGCCGGCTGCCGCTCATTCACCGCGGCCAGACGGTCCAGCAGCCCGCCACCCGCCGCAGCAGCAGCCGACCGGCGACGGTCCACCGTGATCCGCTGACGCTGCGACTCAGTGAACCCAGCCATCTCCAACGTCACATCGGAGTCGGCGGGCAGCACACCGGCCTGGACGAGCTTCACCGTGGCGTCCACCTGGGCGGCCACCGTCGGCGTCGCTGGATTCCGCCACACCGTTTCGATGCGGCGCGCCTTGTCCGGCGGTTCCCCGTCCCGCACCCACAGCGCGAGACGCATCGCCTGCTGCCACGACGCCCCGAACCGGCGAATCCTGCGCTCCGACCGCTTGACCAGCTTCGCCTCCGTCGAGCGGATCGCATCCGCCGACGCCGGGTTGTCGGTGGTGTAGCCCAGCATGTGCGGCGGCAAACCGAACTGCGACGACATGATCCTGGCGTACAAGTCGATGATCTTCGTCATGCCCGTCGGATCATGCGCCGCGAACTGGCCCACCGACGGCACCTGACCGTCCTCATCCCGCTCCAGAGCGAGCACACGGCCGATGTACGTCTCCCACGCCGACTTCGCCGAACCATCCGCATCCTGAAACGCCGACTCGGAGGCGCCGAGAATGTAGCGCTGCGGGGCCCCGAAGAACTCCGCCGCCACCTCCATACCCATCAGCCGGCGGCACGCCGCATCCGTGATCGACATGACCTCCGGGGTGATCTCGCTGTGCCCCACACGGTCCGCAGTCCGCTGCCGGTTCGCCAACCGCACCACCGGAACCACACCCAGATTGTGGATGTCCCTGTCCACGACCTCCCAGCCGCCCGAATCCGACGGCACAGCCATCACCGTCTGATCCGGCAGATACAACACCAGCATCCGCTGGCCCGGATCCGCATCGATGAAGCTGTCCGCAGCGCACTCCCGCAGCGCCGCAGTGCTCATCCGCAGACGCGCATCCCACATCACCGTCATATCCAACGGCGACTCCGCGGTGATCAACGGCGGGCACTCATCCGTCCCACAGCCACCCGAACCGACCGCCAGATACTCCCGGCCGTACACCAGCGCATCCAAATGAGCCAGCGACGACTCGTCGAACAAGTCGTTCGCCTCAGCGATCTCCGACAGCTCACTGGAGTCCGCGCCGTCAGCCCACCGGAACGCCTCCAAATCCAGGCGCTCCTCCAGGGACTCCACACCCACCCGCGGCCAGCCGATCACCGTGTGCAGGCCCTTGAGTTGCGGCGGGATCGAGATGCCGAGGTCGCGCACCAGCTGCTCGCCGTTGAAGTAGGAATCCCGCAGCTGCAGCGACCAGCGATCCCGCAGCATGTCCGCCCGCAGCACCTGCACCAAGGCGAGTTCGTCGTCCGACAGCGTCAGGAGCGGGAGTTCAGGGATAGAGACGGTCATCGCAGCACCACCACCCTGCCCTTGCCGCGCGACTTCGGCCGCTTCCCGTACTGCTTGCTGTTGAGGAGCTTCCGGCGCAGCATCCGCGCGCCGACCATGCACACCGCAAGGTCGATCTTCCGGGCCGACTCGCGGTGCTCCTTGCCGATCGTGATCCCCCACGCATTCGTGCGGCGCCGCGCATTCGCGACGTGCGTGCGCATCACCTTGTGACCGTCATGCGTCAGACGCCGCTCGAGGATGTCCACACGCGTCCGCTCGACAGCGTCCGTGAACTCCTCCTGATGCCGAGGAGCGCCCATATCCCAGCGAACAGCGTGTTGCTTCGGGCCCGCGGTGACCGCATGCAGGACCAGTTTCGAACCGTGATCCTGCCCCCACTTGTCGAGGTAGGAGTACCAGTAGCGCTCCCCGTCCTCATCCTGGCCGGAACCCGGGTCGCAGAAGAACGCCACCACCTTGTACGTGTTGAACGCCCGCTCAACGACACCGTCGACCTCGCCCCGCGGCACCGACCAGGGAACGTCGAGGTTCCAGTTCGCGGGCCGCTGCCACACTCCCAGCGTGAAGACGTGCCCATCAGACATCCGGCAGCCCGCCAAGGCTGTGGCGTCGTCCGACTTGGAGCCGTCGAAGAACATGACGATCTCGTCGCCATCCCCGACCTCAAGGGCCTCTGCCTTGCAGGCGTCCCACTCGTAGGGCGCCATCCAGGCGTCCTCGGCCGCGACGATCATGTTGTACCAGAAGCGCCGCGACCGGCTCGGGGGGTTCCGCACGTCCGCGATCGACTTCACGATCCGGTCCACGTTCAACCACGACGCATCCCCGCGGATCGACCGGATCACCGCCGGAGCGTGCTCCACCGTCAACGGCGCCCGCGGCGGCGCCTCAAGAGAGTCGTACAGCAGACCCGAGTCCATCACCCGGCCGGCGTCCACGGCCTCCCACGCCTCACGGTCCCGCTCCGCCACCGAGTCCTGACCCGGCTCGTAAGCGTTCGTGATGCGCAGCGTCCGAGCCGCACCATCCGCCGACTTTGTCGCGTTCCGTTCGATCACGTCGGCCATGTCGTGGCCCGAGTTCGACCCGTCCCAGTGGTGCGTCTCGTTCAGCAGCACGAACGTTGCCCGTGCGCCCTCCAAAGTCGACGGCGAGGACGTGACCGCCTGGATCAGGCGCGAGTCCCCGAGCGCGTTGACGGTCTCCTTGCCGACCTGGATTCGGTAGTGCTCCTTCGCCTCCGCCGTGAACAAGGAGGGGAAAAGCCGCATCGTGTTTTTGGTTTGCTCGAGACTGACCGCCGCGGTCTGTACCCACGCCTCGGGGCTGTCCGTTGCGATCGGCGTGCCGTCCGTGGCCCAGCCGGCGAACCGGGAAGGTCCGAGCGCCTCGCCAGCGCACAGGCAGGCGCCGACCGGGTCTTTGCCCCAGCCCTTCAGCCTCTGGAGCACCCCGTCGCGGTAGGTGAAAGCGCCGGACTCGTCCAACGCGAACCACCACAGGATGAAGCGGGCCTGCTCGTCCGTGAAGCGCCACGGCACACCACGCGAGTGCTGCAGCCACACGCCACACCAGCCCAGGAACTCCCAGCCGAGCGTCGCCTCAGGCAGCAGCCACGTGCCATCCGGGTTGCGCTGCCAGGTCGGGCCGATCAGCTTCGGCTCCCACTCCAGCTCCGGCCGCGGCGCAACCTCCGTCAGCCGCTCCCGGTACCACCTGATGACCTCGTCGTGCCCATCGTCTTGACGCTCAGCCGTCCGCCTACGCGCCACGGCCCCAACGCGTCATCGCGGCCTGCCGTGCAGACGCAGACGCGTTCCCCTTCGCCGGTTCCTCCTCGTCCGGCAACTTCAGCCAGCCCAACAGGCGGGCCAGGACGCCCCGGTGCTGACGAAGCTCCTGCACCAGCGGCGACGCGACCGGCTGCCCCATGCTGCCCGTGACCATCAGGTCCGCGTGCTCAAGCTCAGCCTCCAGCCGCTCAATCAGATCGATCTCCCGGCACGCGTCCTCCAGGACCCGAAGCTCGTCGATCCGCAGCTCATAGTTCCCTGCAATCTCCGACCAGACCACCAGGGCCTTCGGTCCGAGACCCTCAGGGGGTTCGATCTTCGATGACATGACGACCCTCCTGGGGCCTCAGGGCGGCCCACCAGGGGCCGAAAAAATACAGACCAGCCGCACGCAGATCCAGGGCTTGT